ATCTTAGAGTAATCTACTGATTGCATTTCTTCTGCATCTTTTTCTCCTGTTACTGCTTGTGGTAATACTTCTTGTAACTGATGAGCTAAAACACCATAAGACCTAGACTCATCTGCTTTCCACTTATAATCGTAAACAGGTATTTTAGAAACTAAATCTAAACCTTTAAAGTCTTGTAAATCTTCTTTTAATCTATAATCTGAAGAGGTGTTATAAGCAGTTGCAGAACCCGCCACACTTATACTTCCAACAACACTATTTGAATTATAAAATCTCTGCAAAGTTCCATCTTCTAATCTTCTTAATATTAAAGCTGCAGTTTGTCCACTTGCAATACTAATACCCATATAACTTGACTGTTGTATAAAAGCACCTGATTGAGAGCCTGACCCAAAACTAAATAAACCAGTAGTTCCTATACCTAAAACTCCCGAATCAGTTATACGCATTTTTTCAGTACCAGCAGTTTGAAATGCCATAAAATCATCTCCCTGTTTATAGGCTATTTGTCCTCTATATAAATCACTTCCAGAGCCTTTACCAAATAACATATAAGCGTAACCTGTACTGTTGGTTAAAATATTAATACCAGATTGTGATGAGGAAAAGCTACCTGTTTGTATTAAAGTGCTAGAATAACCAGTATCAGTTCCACCAACTTGTAAAGCTCCAGTCGAAGTTAGTCGCATTTTTTCTGTGCCACTTATCATAAAATATAAATCTGAACCTTGTAATTGTAATGTTTTATATGAGCCATTTGCAGCATTTACAGCACTTATTATTGGTTTTGCATTTACGTTAGTAAATAACAATCTTTCATCATTACCTACTAAAACATCTAATTTAGAACTCGGTGTAACACCTATACCCAAATTCCCTGAAGAATTTAGTCTCATTAATTCAACTACTGAAGGTGTTCCAGCAGTAGGAGCAGCATAACTCCAAGAATGAAAAGAACCAGTTGGACTATTTATAGAAGATTGTCTATAAGCTAAACCTCCAAAACTATCATTGTCTAAATTTGTATAAGTTTCGCCACCACTAGAAGTAGAAGTGTCTTTAAAGTTCGAAGATAATTGATTAGTTGTTGCAGTTCCATTATAACCACCAGATACATAAATTGGAACGCTTGAAAACCTAACTTCTAAATCTGTATGTACTGAATCATTACTACCAAGAGTAAGAGTATTACTTGGGCTTGAAGTACCTATACCTACATTTCCTGAAGAATCAATTGTCATTCTCACTAAATTATTTGTAAAGAATTTCATTGAGTTTTCAGTATGCCCATATTGTATTAGACCTTTGTATTGGGCATCAACACTAGTACCATCAGCAAAAGCTAAATTACCAAAAGAACCAGTTCCAGATAAAACTGTAAGTCCATTACTACTACTTGTATTTCCTAAAACTATATTTTGGGCAGAAACACTTACATAAGCACTTGGGTTCGAAACACCCAGCCCCAAATTACCTAAAGTATCTAGCCTCATTCTTTCTGTGCCACCTGTTTCAATAGCAAGGTCAGTAGCTGCATTAGTAAGAAGTGCAGCATTTATAACTACTCTATCTCCACCTGTACTAATATCGAATTTTCTTAAATTTGAGCCACTACCTACAGATTGAAAAGAAGCTATATTAGAACCAGCACTTACAGTAAGTTTACCATCACTAGCAATACGCATTCTCTCTGTGCTACCAGTTGCAAAAGCTAGTACTCCATTACCTGAAGTAGCGTCTATTTTATGCCCAGCGTGAGGTGAAACTGTAGCAAATGTAGAAAACTTTAATTGTCTAGCATTTCCAGTACCACCTTGAAAATAGAAATCACCTTCATTATCGCTGTCAACATTTAATTTTGCAGTAGCAGTTACAACACCAATTTTGACATCTCCTGAAAATACTCCATTTCCTGTTACTGATATACCTGTGCTTGAAGTTCCTAGTTTTTTATTACCACTATGATATAATTCTGCTGAACCATTATTACCATAAAAATATTTATTACCTGATAATGTGCTAATGTTTGGATTATCTGCCCATATTCTTAAATCTCCTGTTCCTACATCTTTTATATAACTACTACTACCATCGTGATATATTTGTAAATCATCTCCATCTCCGAAGTTTGCACTTCTACCATCTGCAAAATCTATATTACCACCATTTTGAACAATAGTGCCTGCCATTGTTCCACCAGCTAGAGGTAGATATGGACCTCCTGTTGTATCTAGGAAGTTTGCTGGAGTTATCCTAACATTTTCCGCTCCGTTATATCCTACTATGTGACTAACATTACTAGTCGTTGTTTTTAGTTCAAATTCGCTAAATTTTTTATTTGCCATTTTATTTTATTTTATTGAAATTCTGTTATTAAAAATTCGTTATTGCTTTCAGTTAATAAGAAGTCCCCGTTTTCTGCTATAATCTCAAACTCTGGTGTAGGTGTACAATCTACATAAGGCTTATATACGATTCCCCAACCGATATTATTACAAGCGCCTATTCCCCACCAAGTTTTATAGTATATTTCCGCTGGACTCATTATTTATTTTTTTTATTTATTAAATACCATTTATTAACCGTATATCCAATACTTACCAATAACAGTACTACCTTTAAAATTGTATCTAGATTTGTAAAGCTTATAGCTAAACTACTAGTATTTAGAGCGTATATTTTTATATCTTGCATATCCACTAACTCAGTCTTATCTTAACCGCTCCGTTATGATGGTATAAACCACCTACAGCAACACCACCAGCCGCAGCAGACGAATCGTTATTAAAATTTAAATTAACCAATTCACTAGGATTTGAAACGTAATCTATTACAGATGCGCTTGTAGGTATGCTAGTATCGTTGTTGTTACTAGATAAACCATCAGCTTCGTCTACAAATTTTGTAACGTTAACTAAGTTTGTACCGTCTTTAATTGCGGTATTAAACGTTATAGTCCCCGCAGCTATTAAGTCACCAGCGTTATTAATTGTAAGACCTGAGCTATTGCCGCCGCCATCAGTTAATAAAACAGGCGTAGCCGACAAAATAGCATTGTCACTTGTCTTTAATAGAGACAGGTAAGTTGAGCTTATTAGTGTATTGGTTAAATTTGCCATTTATTTATTTCTTTTTATTTTCTTTATATTTTACGTCTTTAGTGTAAACATATTTTAATAATTTACTAACGTTTTTTAATTTTATAGTATATTCTTTTTTATCCATTTTATAAAACCCAGCCTGTAAATGTAGCGCTCATATCAGGGTACATTTGATTATTTTGATTTTCCCAGTATTTTGGAAACTTGCTAGCAGCATTAAACGACATATAATCTATAAATCGTCTAGTGTAAAACTCTGCAAAATTCCTATGTTTTTGTACTAAAAAGTCAACCTCGTTAGTTGTCGGACTCGTACCATTTTCTGCGGTATGCTTAAACAACCCGCCATTTCTAAGCTCTACTGAGCTAAACGGAAGGTAATCGACCATACTAAAATGAATTAACATAGGCTGTATGTAATCGTTAAGCAAAGCTGTCTGGTCCGCAGTTACAGTGCCATTGGTTATAGCGTCTGAAATCTGGTCGTATAACGCTGTTCCCATATAGTTTTGTAAATGCATTTCCTGACTGATACGAATAAATTGTATAAATTTGTCAGTATCGACATCACCATTAATTATAGTATTTCTTACTAAGTCGGTTCTATTTATAAAAAGTGCTGTAGCCATATCTTAACTTCTATATCCTGGTTTTAATGACCACCAATTATTTGAAGGCTTAGCTATTTGCGCAACCTCTGGGACATTAGTTTCTATTTTAGCCTCGTCTCTTAAACTAGGGTCTAAGGCTTGTATCTTACGTCTGGCTTCCGCTACCGTAATTCTCTCGTTGTTTTTTCTTAAGTACGTTCTACGTTCCCAATAATGTTGGCAGTTAACCCCGCCCTTGTACAACCATAGATTGTAAGTGCTTTGACCTGAAGGAGCTAACTCTGAATTAGCGCTACTCTCTTTGTCTAAGTCTTCCATACGGTACACTTTTTGAGCAGCCCACATATCTCTACAAAATTCTCTTTCAGGATTGTTACTACCGTAATACCTGTAACGTACTTTAATTATACTAGTATCTTGTTCGGATTTTTTATTTGGTGTGCTTTTAGGCACAAACGCTAACTGAGTCGCTAAGTTTAAGCTATCGTTAATTGCTTTATCGTAATCATTAGCTGGTCGGCTGTCAATCAATTCAAAGTCTTCTAAGATACTTTCTTCGTCCTCACCTAGTGAAGCATACTCTTTTAGTATTGCGTCCTTTAAATCGTCTGTTAGATAGGGTCTTTCGTCTTTTAGCGGTACACAGTTAGGCACTTCTTTGCCGTCCTTCATTTTAGTACCTATTTGTTCGTAACCGTCCCAACAAGGTTTTTTTAAGTCTGTATGTAATTGACAGGGCATATACCACATAGTACCGTCTGGCTCTAAATGTTCGTGATAGCCCATACAACCCAACTCGTTAGCTTTTGCCTCAGCCTCTTCTATTGTTTTGTAAGCATTATAACCGTCTATCATTTTAAACTCTTTACGCTCGTTTTCTTTTATTCCTGTTTGCTCCTCGACCTCTTCGCCAGACATAGCATTTTCTAAGTCAACAAAAGATAATGGCTGTAAGCTTCTAAAATATAGGTTTAAGCTAATATCGTTAAACGCTAGTATTTCGTCAAAGGCTGTTAATAAAAGGTCTTGAAACGGTCTAATAACCGTATTATCAAAAAGTGTTGAGCTAGTCGACAATTCGTCTGCATTAGACCCGAAGCCTGAGCTAGTGTTTTTAATTCCAAATAATAAAGGACTAGTAACCCTATGTCCTACTAGAATTTTAGACTGCGACTCTTCACTTAAAAATTGATATTGATTATGAGCGTCACTTAATTGTACGGCGTCTATTGTAGCGGCTTGGTCCTTATCGTCATTAAATGCAATAATTATTTTACCCGCATTTGTAGTGCCTGTATATTTGTTTAGTATTTTTCTCTCAATGTCGTTTTGTAAGTCTTCGTCTGGAATGCCTGAATTAAAATTCATTAGTAGTCCTGGCGTCATACCATTTCTAACGTTGTTTATATGAAACGTTCCAATTTCGGCTTCTAAATTTTGGTAGTCTAAAGCTCCGACATAGTCGACTGGACTATAATAAAAATAGCCTGGTCTATAAGGTTTTATATAATATATCTCTATCTCTTCGCTACTAAATCCGTATGCTGGTATTCTTTTAGGCTCTTCACCAGGCTTTATGTCCGCCCAGTCAGCCATATAGTAATATGCTTCGATTTCGCCTTCGTAATTAGCCTTTTCAGCTCTTAAGCATTCAACGGGAAAATGGTCTACTTCAGCAATTCTAGTCCTATCTTTAGAATAAACAACTTGAAAAGATGCCATACCAAAAAGCTTTAAATCTGTAGCTAGCTTCCTAGTACACTTGTCAGTAAACAAACTTTTCATTTGAGCGTACTCGTCTGGCTGTCTGCTAGAATTTGTAGCGTCTAGACCTCTACCGTAAATCATTTGGCTAATACCAGTGATACAAGCGACCGCTGTAGGGCTTGACTGATAAGAATTTATTAAATAGTCGAAATATAAATTGTCTGCTCCGTAACCTATCCACTCTCTATTCTTTTGCTCTATTATTAAGGGCTGAGAATACTGGCTTAGGTTCAGCATTCGTATATTACTTTTGTATTCTTTTTTCTTACCTCTGCTCATATTACTATATAATCGTTATTAAATGAATTATCTGTTTTGTAAACGTCTTTGTTTACATTGTAACCCTGGTTATTTAGCTGTTCTATTGTTTGGTTAGTACAAAATATTCTATCTAAAGTTACTTTAAATGTTTTTTTTGTTAAACTTTCCCAATTATCTGGGCTAAAATTCCAATAGTCATTATTAGTATTCCATTTATTATAATCGTTATGCGCTATTATGTCGTAAAAATGACCTTCTACTAACGTAAATACGCCAGTTATCTTTAAATAGTCGTTTTCTCTAACTACAGTCGGCGTATAAGATACACTCGTATTTGTTGAGTCGTCTCTAAGGCTAAACGTCAGTCCGATATTATATATTCTAGGAATAATATAAAACGTCTGCGGGTCTGTAGTAGGTTTTAACACTTGCATATCTATATAACGTAATAAAAATAAATTTGCTAATAAAAAAAGCCACTCGTAAAAGTAGCTTAATTTAAGTAAAAATAATAGTTATTATTACGGTGTTATTTGAGTAGGTGCTGCAAATGATGCAGAAACCGCTCCTTGTAATACTGAAGGTTGTACGAAATAAGCTGGCAATTTCTCTTGTCCAGCCATAGTAATTGTAAATCCTGTAAGGTCCCCAGCGGCTACGCCAGTGGTAATTGACCCACCATTACAATCAGCTCCGTTATCCGCTCCGATTAATAGATAATTATTATTATAGTCTTCAACAACAGCATAAGGTCTAGCATCAATTATTTTAATTAACTCGTTTTGAGTTAGTAAATCTAATTTTGTTAATACTAAAGTTAATGTCTGCTCGTAAAAAACCGTACCATTCTCTCGAGACGCATTAATGGTTTGCTCTAAACCAGAGCTACCTTTAACGTCATACTCAAAAAATGCTGGCGTACCACCAAATGCAGTGATTTCGCCGTCTGTTATGGTTAAGTCTCCTAGCGTTCCGTAATCAGCAAAATAAACGGCTTTTATACCGCCCATTACGTTCTTACAGGCTAAGGCTCTACCAGTACTCAATGCTAAACAAGCCATTCTTTATATGTTTTATAAACTTTGACCACCAGGCGATTAAACCTGGCGTCTTAGTTTGGTTAATTTAATTTACTATCCTAAAGTTGCTACTAAAGCATCTTGTGGTACTCCGATTTGCGCTCCAGCAAAAAATCTTACGATTACTCTACAATTTTGAGACCCGTCTAAATCTGACATATCTAAAAGTTTAACTACTGACCCGTTAGCCTCGTCTATAATAGACGTTCCAAAGAATAAGTTAGACTTTTCAGCAATTACAGCTTTGTTAGCTGGCATACCTGGACACATTACTACATTAATTCCGTCAAAAGATAAAGCTGGTCCAGCGTTGTTATACCACATTGTACCTCTATTATCTACACCATTAGCTCCAAACCCGTTAGTTGCAAATCCGCCTAAACTTCTTACATAAGCCTTATAAGCTAGGGTTGGTAAATAAATGTATAAATCGTCTTTACCATATATTGCTGCTGGTACTGAGTCAACCATTTCTCCTAGTGAGCTTATGATTGTTGCTGCTGCCCAAGAAGTAGCTGCTAGAGTTACTTTTACTGAGTTAGCTTCAGCATCTAATTTAGGTACTAAACCTTGAAATTGTCCAGTTGTAGTTCCGTCACCATTCCAGATATTTTGCTCTGTTTTTTCTGCTACTTTAGCCGCAACGTGAGCTAGCATATAATCAGCAAAAGAACCAGGTAAGTCTACGAATGCAGATGCGCCTTGCTCTAAAGCTAGGTAATCCGAAATAAAGTCAGACTTACAAATTTGTAGGTTAACTTGGTAATCGCCTACTTCTAAGATTCTTTGTTCTAAGTCGATAGCGTCCGCTGTAAAAGTAAAGTCACAAGACCCGTCTACAACGATATTATCCATATTTAATTTTTTGATTACTTCCTTATACTTAACGTTTGGTTTTACAGTAATTAGACCTTGGTCCAAAGTTACGCCCGAAAGCAAAGCTGCGGATACAAACTCATTTGCAAATTGACCTTCATAAGTAGTAGTAAAGTTGTCTAAAGAACCACTAGTTGTGATAGTTCTTAAGTTTACATTTCTATTTTTAATTGCTCTTTTCATTTTTAATTATTATTTATTGTTAAATTTAGATACCTTAGCCATTACTCTGTCTAAAGTTGTATTCATATTTCTATTTTGAGATAGAGTTTGCATTTTTACTTTATTGCTTTTTGCCTCTGGGCTATGCTTTAATTTTCTAGATGCTAATTTCTGAGACGACATTTTTTCTCTTACGTCTTCCTTTTCGTCAGCGATTCCGTCTTTATAGCCTTCCTCTTCAGCTTCAGGAATAGACTCAAACTTACGCTTAAGCTCTTCAATTTCTTCCTTAACCTCTTCGATAATTGGCGCTACAACCTCAACAACAGCTTCAATAACTTTCGCCATCTCGTCTGCAACCTCTTCAGGTGCTTCGATTATAACCTCTTCAGTCTCTAATTCCTCTTCGACCATTCTCTCTCTAATTTCAGATATAACTCCCTCTTCAGTTACGATAAGCATACGACCGTCTTCGATTGTATATTCACCTACTGGTAAAGAAATTCTATCGTCATCTGAGACAATAAAAACGGACGCATCGCTTTCAAAGCTATCAGCTTCGATTACGGTCCCGTTATCCAAAATAAGCTGAGCTAGGTTTACTTTCGCTCCTAACAACGTCTTAATTTGGTTTAACATTTCTGTAGTATTCATATTTATTTATTTATTGATTATTATTAACTTTCATTTGCTAATCGACTAGCATAATTAAATCTGTCTGAGTTTTGGTCGTATGTTAAAAACTCGTCATTCATATAAGACAATAGCTCGTCACCATATCTAAACGTATCAGAGTTGTTAGCATCAATACCTAACTCGTCTGTTAAAGTTTCATATTGATTTAACTTGTCTTCTAAATCTGTTTTTTTATTGTCAAACTCAGAGTACCAATTGTCTAAATCGTAATTAGCTATATAGTTTTCTGCTAGTCTTTTAAACTCTTCGTAAACCTCTATAAGCTCGTCAGAATCTCTTAAAGCGTCATCTATAAAGACAACGTCACTATAAGACTCTGCGCTGTTTATAGCCGCATCTAAGTCGTCTATAGCTGCTAGCTCTACCTTAGAGTTTTTTAGCTTCATTAGTGAAGTCTTTTTTAAAATAGCAAATACTTTATTATCTCTCATTAACTTCCGTATTTTTCTTTTATATATCCGCAAATCTTTGGAGCCGCTTCGGTTCCGTATTTCTTAGTCTGCTCAGCAATACACTCGTCCCAAGGGTAGTTTTCTAAGTCCATCTTTTTATACATACGCTTAACTATCATTTCAACAGTTTCGTCTTTTCTAAAAAGTTTTCTATTTATTATGTCTAGTGTACTCATATTAAGAAAAATCAGCTAACGGTAAATTATTTGAAGCTCTTAAAACTTCTTTATATGCATTTCGAAACTCAGTATCAACCGAATCAGCGCTATTTAAAATATCTTTAATTTCTGAGTAATTAGAAACTAAACTATCGGGACTAATACCTAGCTCTTCAGCTTTTAATTCTAGCTCTTCAATTTTAACTCGCATATTGTCAGCGGTTTCTTGAAAACTGTAAGCTGCGCCGTTTACTACATAATTATCTACAGCTATAGATAACTCAGTTCCAAAATCGTAAATTTTTTGCTCCCATTCTTGCATAAAATCCACACCATAACTAGCCTCGGAGTAAGACATTTCTAACCAGTCATACTCGTTATCTATATCGTCTACTAAACTTAAATCTATTTTAAGGTTTTTTAACTCTGTCTTTGATAAAGATTTTTTACCAAATAATTTACTAAATACTGATTTTTTTGTGTTCATATATATATAACGTATTGATTAATTTATTTGTATTTTTAAAGTTCAGGAATCATAAAGTCGTTACCGTCTTCGGTTAACAACTCATCTCTATTTTCAGCTATAATAAAATATTCGGTTCTAACAATAGTCCCTATACCTTGCGCCCAGTAGGACCCGTCACAGCATTTACGGCTATAAGTATTTGTATCTTTACAATAACAAGCTCGCTTACCATTTCTAGGAGTTACTATTGGTAAAGGAATATTATTTAAGTTTCTATTTGCCATTTTCTAGTAAAGCTTTTTTGATTGCTAGTAGTTTAAGTCCGTCTTCTATTTCTTGCTTATGCGCTTTAACGTCTGTCTGGTATTTTTCGCCAAACATTCCCTCAATACTGAAACCGTTTAAAGTTCCTGACTCTTTTATGTCTGCCCAGATTTTATCGTTGTGTACTCTAACCGCTCCGACCCAAGTTCCGACAGGTAAATCTAAATCGTATAAATTACTTTTGTCCTGGTCTTTAGATTCTATTATCCAAGACTCTACTAAAGTCAATCCTTTGATTTTTTCTATATGCTCGTAGCTAGCATTATTTTGATAGCCTCGTTGCATAAATAACTCACTTGCAAGTCTTACTGTATCTTTATTAAAAAATATATAGTAAGGTTCCTGGTCTGGTCCGTCTTTGCGGTATATAGTTTTATTAGGGACTAGTAAAGCTCCTAATAATATTCTTTGGTCTTTATCGACCTCTTTAAATTGATATTCTTTTTTCTCGTCTTTTAGAGCAACCCAATTCTCTTCTATTGCTGGGTGTTCTACTATGCTTATACAGTCAACGCCAGACTCTAGGTCAGTTTCGTCAATTATTAATTCTACTACTTTCATAATTATATAACGTTTTAAATTAATTATTTGTTTTTATCCTAAACTAGCTGAGTCTATTATACTACGTTCTAAAGCTTGTGCGGTTGTTACGTCTTGTGCAACTACATAACTTCTTGACGGTGCGGATTCCTGGTCCGCTATAGCGCTAGCTAATTGACTTGTACCGCCTTGTCCTACAACGTTAAATGCTGGACCACCAGCATCGACCCCAGCGTTCATTGTTGGTGATGGTGACGCACCACCGCCTGGGACTTGTACACTCATTATACCCTTAACTTGTTTAAACCCTGTAGCTAATACTGTACCAACAGCGGCAATCCTAGCAAAAGTGTTAGGAATTGTCTCGTCTGTTAAAGCGTCACTAGCTCCCTGGTATGTAGAAAATAAAGCTGAGGCTATTGCTAGTGTTTTACCAGCCGCAGTTTCTTTACCTAGTATGTCGCTAAATTGTGCTAGAGATTGAGCGTAACCTAAAATAATTGCTCGTTTAGATTCGTATTCTAGTTCTGTTATTTTTTCACTAGCTTCAGAGTTAGCTTTTAAAGCGTCTTGTCTTTGTTGAGTACTTAATAACTCGTCATCAGTAATTAGTTGTCTTTGTTCTGCTAGTAAGTCTCTTTGTGTTTGAAAGTCTAGTAGTTCAGTTTCTTTAGCTAAGGCTAACTCTTCTAGTCTTTTAGTTTGAGCGTCTAACTCTTTTTTCTCGTCTTGCTCGTCAAATACAGCTTGTTGCTCGTCTTCTTTTATTTTTTGTGCAGCTCTTAATTCTAAAACCTTGTCAGACTCTAAACCGTAATACTTTTCGGCTAAAGCAATTTGCTCTTTGTAATCGTCTTCTATTTGTTTTAATTTTTCAGCTCTCTCTTTTGCCTCAGTATCTATAAGACCTTTTCGTATTCTTTCTATAGCTTCAGCCTTTGCTTTTTCAGCTTCTTCTTCTTGTTTATTAGCTTTTTCTCTATCTGCTTTATCTTTAGCTTTAACAGTGTTTTCAAAACCAGCTTTCATATTCTTAAGCTTAGTCAAATTCTTTTTAGCGTCTTCTATAGCCTGGTCAGCGTCTTCGTCTTCACCACTAAAAGCTAAACCAGCTATGTCATCAAAAACTTTTGAAGCACTACTACCAGTAAGATAATCATAAGCTTTTAAAATTGCTGTTAACGGTAAAGAAACAAATTTTAATAAAAAAGATAAATAGCCTTGCATACGCAAAGACTGCTCTTTAGCTTCTTTTCGTTGTACTATTTGAGTTTCTAGCTGAGCTTCTAAAGCTTTTATAGTTTCGGCTGTTTGAGCTATTTTAAGCTTTAATATATCTTTGTCAGTTTTACCTTGTTGTTTTAGAATGTTCTCAGTAGCTGAAATCATATCTAAATTTTTCTGAGCGTTTTCTGTAGTTTTAGTTTGGTTCTCTAGAATGTTTTTTTGTTCACTAGATACTCCTGACATTACAGATTTAATATCGTCCCAGTACGCTACGACAGCACCTAACGCAATTACTAAGACTCCGATACCAGTTGCTAATATTGCTTTTTTAGTTAAAGATAAACTAGCGTTAAAACCTTTAATAGCTAGAGCAGCGCCTTTGATAGACTTAGACATATTTCTAGCCTTAGTTACAGCTCCACCCGTAACTGAATCAAAAGCCGATACAGCATCTCTATTTTTATCTAAGCTTTTATTAAAATTAGATATGTCACTACCTAGCTCTTTAAATGCGGCTGAGGCTCCTTTTGATTTAACCTCAACCTCAATACCTATTTTTTCAACCATAGTAATTCTTTTTTAAGTTGGTAATAAGATTCTTTTATACCGCTAGTTAGTTTGTATTTACCTTGCGCTATCCTTATGTTTTCTGTCTCGCCGTTAGCGTTCGCTAATAAATCAATAATCATTTTAAGCATTATAGTAGTATCTGTTTTAAATTTTCTGTTAATAATTCTAATTGACTTTTACCAGTTGCAAAGTTTGTTGTTATAGAGTTTATAACGTATGTGTTATCGCCTATAATAAATCGGTCATTTAATTGTAATTCGTTTAATACTGAGTCTGGTAAATACGCATCTACTGTAATTATTCTTTTAGCAAAATCAAATATACCTTCCATATAAACCTCGTAATAGTTTTTAAATAAAGTATTTAAGTTAACCTGAAAGGTCCACTCGTCAGTCTCAGGAAAAAAGTTTAGACTTTGGCTAGCCGTTGTGTTACCCGTTATTATACTATTAGCTGGTAGCCAATAATTAGTTAAAGGTTCTACCGTACTATCATTTATCATAAAAGATAATTGAGTCCCGCCAGTTTTACGATAAGCATAAAATTGTAACGGGTTACCGATATAAGACTCTTCGTTATCGTCTACGGACCAACCCCACTGAATAGTTTTTACTGTTTGACCAGTGCCGTCTATTAGCCTTTCGTATTTTTGGTGTTCGAATCCGATTTCGACTTTATAAGTATTACCACTAAATAAAGAGTTATCCGCACCTCTATAGGTTTCAGTACCCCAGTTTTGATTTGTTATCTGTTTATGAAAAGAAGCAAAAAACGTTTTTAAATCTTTATAAGAAAAATTAATCTCACTGTATGGTAAAGCTGTAGCTATAGTTTCTTTGTCTACTGCTACATACTTAGTTATGTCTATAGACTTGTAACCAAAATCATAATCGTTATTTCCAAAATAATACTGATTATAGTCTTGGACCTCTATAGTAGATATTCCCGATGACGGGTCATAAGTCACATACGCAATTAAATTAAACATCTTAAACAGATTTGTTAGATAGTCTAGTATTTGCATCTGTGGTATTTGCTGAGTAATTTCAAAATTAAAAGCCGCTGTTATAGTAAAAGAACCTGTTGAAAATTGTGACGACTCTTCTATATCAGCACCCGAATCATTAACGTAGGCTCTCTCTAAAGTTAAACTAACTTGTGTTAAAACTAGTGTTGTCTGTGGTGATATAATTAAAGTAAAAGTTCCAGACGTTACGTTTTGTAAATTATTAGGAATTACTACTGTCTGGTCTCCCGTAACATTAAAAGCCGAGCTAACCGCTAAACCATTATAAGATAATTCATAATTATATATAACACTACCTGAGCCACCAGCTACGTCTATACTACAACTTACTGAGCCGTCAAAACTATTATACTGGCTTGGTATATTAACTGTAATGCCCGTTACTGGGTCTACGCTACCAAAAGCTACGTCAGTAGAAGATATTGTATTAAATGGCACAAAGAATGGATATACAGGCGCTTCAAACGCTGAGTCAGCTTGTACGCTACCTTTACGTCTACTAAGCCACATATACATATTATAAAACGGAGCGTTGTTATTTCTAAAAAA